AGGGGTATTCTCTGAACCATACGCAACAGATTACGACACGACAGCCTTACCTGTTTTTTCTGAAATATCAGGTATTACAAATAAATATGGGGCATCTATTTATTATTGTCACGAAAAAGGAACAGATCAAGTAAATAGTTCAGGCACAACAGCTATTGCAGCATTTATTAGATCAGGAGATTTTGATATAGACGATGGAGAATTATTTATGTCTATGAAAAGATTTATGCCTGACTATAAATTTTTAGTAGGAAATTCAAAAGTAACTTTATTTATTTCAGATTTTCCTTCTGATATTCAAACAGGCTCACCTCTTGGGCCTTTTACAATAACCAGCACTACTGAAAAAGTAGATACCAGAGCAAGAGGCAGGTTGCTATCATTGAAGATAGAAAATGATGCTGCCGGTCAAACATGGCGTTATGGTAGTTTCAGATTAGATGCACAACCAGATGGAAGAAGATAATGACAAAAAAGAATTGGATTCAAAAGGCTATAAAAAAACCTG